CGTATTGTGGGTTTGCTTTAGTTTGTGGCATAATTCCTGTTTCCATGAATTGTGCTAATATCTTGTTAATATCACACTGGTCTGTGTGATGTTGTTCAGTGATACCGTCATTGAACGTCTCACTGTAATCTTCGTTGCCTAAATTATAGGCTGAACGAAATGTGTTCTTTGGTACGCCAGTGGCTTTTCTTTTAGTCGTCATAGTGCTCCTCTTCCAGCGGATCTACCGCTGACTAATTGTTTTAATTTTTTATAAGATAATACTCCACCAGCAATAGTTGCTGCGGAGTTTACTTGCGGTAGCCATAATTGTGTTTCAAACCAGGCTCTGCCGCGTTTGGTTCTTAGAAATCTTTTATACATATTGGCATATTCAACATTGCCTTCCATTGCTTTTGCTTGTTCGTTTAATAACGAATCTTGTGAATATTGCGTGTTAGTTCTTGCGTCTAGATTTGCTATTTCTTGTTTTGCTCTCATACCGGCTAACGCCGATGAGGTTGGATCTTGTATTTGTCCCATTGCGCCTGATGCTGAAGCGCCGCCTGGAGAAGATGCTCCTTCTCTACCGGCTAATATCGGGTTAATACCCGCGGCTTTTAAATCAGCCATGCGCCTTTGTACTTGAGTATTGGACATTCTCTCTTGGAATGCCATTTGTCTTGCCGTAGATGCTTCTTGAAATCTACGGTTTTTTGCGGCTTCTCTAATAGAGGCCGCGCTTGATATGGCGCTAGAGCCTAGGCCGAATAATCCGCCTAGAGCTTTTCCTGCGCCTTCTGATAGGTTAGATAGCCAGCCCATTAGAAATGTGTTCCTCCTGGTATGCTATTTACTGGCATTGGTCGTGTACACTTAAGTTTGAATAGCGAATCAAATATAAATTGAGGTTCGCTTGCTACCGCTAATGTACGTTGTACGTTTGTATCTGTTACCTGTATCCATGAATCACCAAGTAATGGCAGACTTGCGTATTCCTGTGCATAATGCCATGATTCTAGGGTGCCTGTTGCGTTTGAACGGAATTTGCCAGTTACTGAACTTGGCTTGTATCTATATTCCGCATAACGCTCTTGATAGCCGAACGTTGTTTCGTCGGCTGCACTTCCTTGTGCGTAGATCTCTTTATTTTTGACTGCTTGTTCGCCAATCGTTGATAGCGTTGGCCAGTAGTAATCGTATATTGTTTCTCTACTAAACATTCTGTTCAGTCCTTGCTGGTATGTTAAATCTGTTCTTACAGATACCATACCTATTACTATTGTATGTTCAGTGAAACTCTTTGTAAAAGAGTGGCCACTAAGTACTGTTGTTCCTATGGCCGATAAGTTACCTTGCGGTGTTGTTGCATCAGTACTTGAAGTTTGTGCGACCGGTGAAATATTTACCGGTGAGCTTCCGCCCCCCAGATATTCTGGTCGTTGTAATCTAGCGTCTGGGCTAGTTACGTTAAAATGGTTTTTTATTACTTCGATGTATCTTGAACCGCCTCGGGCTTGTATTTCAAGAAATTTTTGTGTTGCGAATGCTAATCGAAGTTGGTTAATTGTTGCTGCAGTTGCGTCTGTTAAATCTGCAGATAATCCACCCATTGGATCCAATGACTGTCCAGTTATATCATTAGATAAGTTACCTGATGCATCCGGATATAATGGATTTGATGCTCCTGGTGTAGATTTTGTATCTGTTCCAGCATTATATACTTGCCATTGTGGTGCGTTTGAATTACGCGTTATTGGTGCTGTAGTTCCTAATGGAATTGTTACGTCTGCGCCTTTTTGTGGCCAAGGTAATGCTGATGTGAAATAGTCGTGTTTTTTTCCTCTGTTTAATAATGCATACGTCGTTGTGTCTGCTCCAGAGGTTGTTAATATTGTTTTTGGTGCTTGCAGGTTTTCATCTCGGAACCAATCGTTCCAGACGAGCGTATAAGCTCGGTGCCATAATGCGCTAAATTCTAGCGCAGCAACTTTTGTTGGTATTCCAAAATAATCAGATAATGATTGTTCTGCTTCGCCGGATCCTCCAGCTGTTATTGTCGGTGGTACTGGCGCTGCGACTGTAAAGTCGGGTGTTCCGTCTAATCTGTCGGTACCAGCTGCTTTGTATGTTTTTGTTTCTCCCATAAATTCTTCAAAATCGTCCCAAACGAGACGTACTGGGACTGCGAAGAAATGGGTATCCATGAATGCGTTGTCCATGGTTGGGTGTATTGGTGTTGCTAATCTGCTGAATGCAGTTAAATTGCAGGAGAATGTATCTCCTGGTAGTGCTTCGTCGACATAGATCGGTACTAGTTCGCCGGCATTAAATGTGGTTTTTAGCCCATGACTCCTATCAAATGTTGAACGTTGTATATCGGCGTGTGGTACTTCGCTAAACTGATGTTGCTTAGCTGAACCGATTCTAGTATTATATTTGTGAGGGTTTTTCATGGGCATGTTATTTCCTTAGTTTTTGTTTTTTTTGAATTGTATCACATGTTCATGTGCTTTTGCAATACATGTGGGTTCTTCCGGTGTTAATTCACCGGTTGTTGTTTCAAATGTGCCAATTCGCCAAAGCGAATAATCCTCTGGATTTTTGGCAATTTGTGTTTCCTCATTTGCCATATCGGCAAATTGTCTTAATGCTATTGCATCGTTTTCCAAGCTATAGTCTTGGTGGTATGCTTCAAGTGCTGAATCGAAGATTGTATATTTATTTAATATCATAGTTTTTCCCTTTTATATAAAGCCATTCTGGCTTTGTGAGCTTTCTCTCGGTATGCGAGAGCTTCTTTCGTAAAAAGATGAGATATATCTTCCATCTTCTTTCTACGATCTTTTTTTATATCCGCCATTATCTCAGGATATAAAAGTTCGAATTGTCTATCGTATGCTTTTGGTGGTTTCATTTTTTTACCATTAATGGTAATGAAATCCGAAGGATAAACATCATCTTGATATTTGGCGAGCCAGTCGCCTGCTATGCCAGGTCTCCGGCTCATAGTAGCGTATTCTTGTTGTCTTTCAACTATTTCTCCTGTTTCATAGTCTACTAATTCATAATGTTCTTGTTTATTTTTTCCGTTAATTTTCTTTTGTACATAATTCGCGACATAAGCCGCTGTTTCAAAATTAACAGTTCCAATCGATACGTGGCCATTGCCCCATATCTTTTTTAATGTTTCAGATGTATATAGATCTTTGTGTTTACCTGGTACTTTTTCCATGTCTGGAAAAGTATGATTAAATATTATTGCATGATAATGCGGTCTACCGAAATTTTCGCCATATTCTCCGCAATGATAATATCTTATTTTTTTTTTGCTATATTTCTTTCTAAGCCTTTTCATAAAGTCTTGAAAGTGTTTTTTTACTAATGTACCGTATTCCGGTAAGTTTTCATTATCGTATGTTAGCGTAATGAATATATTATTTGTATATAGAGAAGACTCGTGTAGTATTCTCATAGCCCACTGGCGTGAGTATTCGCTGCGACATCCTGTACATTGTCGGCAAGGTATTTTAAAGCCTTTGTGGTTCCGGTTATCTTTATACGGGTTATAAAACTTTATTCCGTCTTCCGTTTTCCAGGCTTGTATTGGGTGAAAACATGGCATAGTTGTTCTCCATTGATTATAGTCTAATTCCGCCTCTCATAGGTCGGCTGCTTCTTAAAGAGTTTTTTCTGTGTGTTCTCGCTGCTGTGCGTGAAAACATTCTCTTTGATTTTTTATAGTTCATTTTTTTGGGTCTTCTCATTATTATCACTCTCCTTAGTTCGTGAGGTTATTTTTACGACTTCCACCTTAAAAAGTGTCAGTCGTTACAGTTGTATCAAGTGGACAACTGTTCTGCCGCGTCGGACTCGTCCGACTTGCCTGCTGGGAGGGACGTTGTTTCCTCCCCAGCTTCTGCTTGTAAAGCTTGAGCTAAACGCTCGTTTTTAACAGCTAAACCCCATTCTTCCATTTGTGGAAGGTTATCGGGATTTTCTGCAAAATTTAAGAATGTGTGCATTTCATTGTTGAAGCGATCCTTCACTTGTTCCGGTAATTCTTCAAACAATGTTTTTGCTGTT